GCCATCATCAGGGTGAGCTCTGTGAGGTCGTCGGGCACCGCTTCGTAGCCGTGGGTCATCTTCACCACGATGCGGGCCCCGCAGATGTTCGTCTCCCCGGTGTCCGGGTCGAAGTCCACCGGGGTTGTGTCGAGGTCGATGGCGGTGCCGGCGACCGTGAGTTCGTCGATGGAGACGATGTGCAGCGACGGGAGGAAGATGTTGCGGGCGTACCGGTCCAGGGGCCGCACCCGGAAGGTGGTCTGCTCGGCGGTGGCGATGTGCCAGCCGCAGAACTTGCGGATCTCGCGCGTCGCGGCGGCGATCGCCGTTACGAGGTAGGAGGTGGAGGCGGGAATGAGGCCCTGTGAGCGCTCAGCCATCTGTGCTTCAGTCGCGAACGGGTCCATGCCCGCCTCCTCTCGCTACTCGGCGGCCGGTTCGGCCGGGGTGCTGCCGTCGTCCGCATCGGCCGGCGGGGCCACCTCCGGAGCGGGCGGCTCGGTCTTCTTCGTGCGCGCGGCCCGGGCCTTGTTCGCCTTCGGAGCCGCGGCCTTGTTCGTGGGGGCGGCCTTGCCGGCCGGGGCGTCGAGCAGGCCGAGCCGCTTGGCGTCGTCGTCGTTCAGCAGCAGCGTGGTGGTGTTGCCGTGCACGGTGGTCTCGTAACGCTTGAGCGTCATGGTGTCCGTTCCTTTCGTCGTGACCCGGAGGTCGATCGGGGTCACGACGGGTGCTGGCCCGCACGTGGAGTGCGGTGCTCCGCAGAGCTTGCAAGCGCCCATCGTGACCCCTTCTCGGTTACGCGGTCAGGTCGATGGTGACGAACGCCTTCGGGCGCAGGACACCGAACGCGACGCGCTCCTCGCCGAGGATGGCGACGAGGTTGCGGATGAAGAAGTCCGCGTGGGAGTCGGTCGCGGTGATCGACGCCTGCTCGCGGTCCCAGAGCACTGCCTTGCGGAAGTCGCCGACGAGACCGACACCGGCGGCAATGGCCTCCGACTCGACCACAGGCAGGCCGTGGAGGGTCGGGATGGCACCGGCGATGGCTTCGTTCTGCGGGTTCTTCGCGAGACGCGCGAGCTGGATCTTCTCCCAGTCGGCCGGGTTGAGCATGTAGCCCGACGCGATCGACCGGCCCACCGTCTTGACCTTGGTCTTGGCCTTGAGGGTGGTCTCCAGCATCGGGTCGAGGTCGGTGACCGTCGCCGACCAGGCCTGCGCCTGGATGCCGGAGGTGTTCAGGATGCCGGTGAGGTGTTCGCCGGTGCCGGAGCCGTTCACGATCTCGTCTTCCTCGGTCTCGGCGAGGTCGTCGCGGAGCTCCTGGTCGATGAGGCCGCGCAGCTGCGACGCGTCCGCGAGGCCGCGCTTGGTGGCGGGCACCCACTCGGCGATCGTCTTCACGGTGGCGGTGACGACCTGGAAGGTCATCGAACCCTCGGGCTTGTACCCGCCGCCCGCGTTGAGCACGAGCGGGCCAGCCGAACCGGGCGCGGTCGGGGCCGCGGCGCTCGTGGCCTCAGCGACGACATCCGCCGACGTGAGGTTGGTGAGCTGCTGCACGAACTCGACCGTGTCGGACGAGGTCTGACGCACCGAGATGAGGTCGCGCACCGTGAGCGGCCGGCGGCCCAGCAGCTCGAGGTCGGACTGGCGGTCCGGGGTGACGAACGCGCCACCCGAGGAGTCGCCGGCACCGGTGATGAGCGCCTTGACACCCATCGGGGCCGACTGCACGCGAGCCTTCTCGTTGATGTAGCCGCCCCCGAAGGAGTCCATCAGCGCCTTGTACTCGACGGACTCCACGAACATCTGGCCGAGCGACTTCTTCCGCGTCGGCGTGATGAACGAGTCCGGCCGCACGTCGCTCTTCTCGGTGCGCTCGAGGCCGAGGTCGGCTCCGATCTGGGCGAGAGCGGCCTTGACGGAGTCGGACTCCTTGCCCTTCTCCCACTTCGCCTTCAGCTCGGTGTAGGCCTTGATGTGGCCGTTGGCGATGGCGAGGTCATCCGCGGGGATGTCGCCGGTGTACTTGTCGGAGATGTCGCGAGCTGCCTTGAGCTCGGCCCGCATCTGCTCTTCCAGAGTGTCCACGTGGACGCTCCTTTCTGTGAGTGAGTTCAGCCCTCGGCGATCGCCAGGGCCAGGTGCAGACGGGCTGTGGCGGACGCTGTGCGCATGGGGTCATCGGCCTTGGCCCCGGAGGGCTCATCGGTCTTGCCCGGCTCGCTCGCGCTGGCCTTGCTGTCGTCTTCGGGTTCGAGAGCGGCGAGCACCTTGCCGATCGAGTCGTACGCGGTGCGCAGCTCGCTCTCGTTCTTGGCCGAGATGACCCGGCCAGCCTTGACCTCAGTCGCGAGGTGCAGGGCGTGATGCCCGGCCGCCTTCACGCTGAGAAGTTCGGTCTCCTGGTTCGCGCCGATCGGGGTCGGGCCGACCTCGTAGAGCTTCAACTTCTGCAGCTCCCACACCGACGAGTCGTCATCGGCGCCCTTCACGATCTGGTACGCCTCGACGTCGTACGCGAACGAGAACTGGGTGACCCGGCGGCCCTTCAGCAGCCGGAACACCTGCTGCGCCTTCGGCGACTCGAGGTCGATCTGCGCCTTGATCCAGAGGCCCTGATCGGTTTCCTTCGCCTCCAGGACGTGCCCGATGTTGTAGTCGGGATCATCCATCCGGTGGGACCAGTACACGGGGATGGGGTTCCCGGACTTCTCCCACTCGGCGAGGGTGTCGGTGAACGCGCCCTTCATGACGCGGTCGCCGTAGCTGTCGACGTTGCCGAAGACGGAGACGATCGCTTCGAACACGCCGTCGCCGACGCCGTCCTCTTCGCCGACCGCCTTCACCTTCACGCTGCACGACTTGGTGAGCATCGGGTTCTCCTATCCGATCTGAATGACGACGTCGCAGGTGCACCCGGCGACTTCGTCGACATCGAGGGCCGAGGTATCACCCGGCCACTTGGCCCCGTTCGAGAACACGTCGTCGAGGGGGACGGTCTCGCCGTCGAGGCGAGCGTGGGAACTGCGGGGGTTGGTGGACGTGACCTGCCACGTCTTCGTCGCCCCGCCCGGGCCGGCCACTTGGGTGACGGCTTCAACGGACGCGAACGCGCTCATCGCGGTGACGAGCGTCAACCCGCCCTGATCGGCGCGGGCGTCCTTCGCGACGTCGAACACGTGGCCGACGGCGTCGACGGGGTCGTCTTCACCGTCGAGGGCTGCCTCGATCTGCTGCTTGGTCGCGGCGTTGATCGAGGAGGCGTTCGACTTCGACGCGGCCACCAGGTAGGCGAGCGTGCGGTCGACGTCGTACTCGTCCGGGTCGATGCCGAGGTCTTCGAGCTGCTTCCGGGCCACCTCGGTGGTGATGAGCGTCGACACGGCGTAGAGCGCTGCTGAGAGCTCGTCGTTCCACCGCGACTCGTTCCACCAGTCCGCGTCGGCCTTCGCGCCGAGCGCCGACTTGATCGTCTGCTCTTGGCGGGCGAAGAACTTCCGGAGCACCTCAGCGGCCTTCGCCTGGTACTGCGCCGGAGGGCGCGCCTTCGTGCGGGCGAACGGGAGCGCCATCTTCCACGGGATGCGGAGGTAGGACGCTTGCCCGTCCGGTGCCGAGTCCGTCGGTGACGCCTGCCCGCCTTCCAACACGTTCAGCGGCACGATCAGGGCGTCGCCGCCTGGGATCGACGGCAGATTCGCGCGCGAGCGGGCCTCGTTGCGGGTCATGAACGGGGCACCGACCGAGGTTTGCAGCTGCGCCGCCTGCTCTTCGAACGAGCCGCGCAGCTTCTCCTGCATGTTGAACTCGACGTAGATGCCCTCGGAGTCACCGAACGCGGGAAGCAGGTCGAGGCCGATGCGCTGCTGGATCTCCGTCAGCCACGGGCCGAGGGTGTCCTGGTAGAGCATCTTGTGCTGCTCTTCGATGTTGCCGAAGGTGGCGTGATCGAGGAGCCCGACCATGGGCGGGGGGATGTGGTACGCGGCCGCGACCTCCTCGCGGGTGAGTTTGCGGGCCTCGACGTACTGCAGCTCCTCGGCGGTCTGCGACGCGGGCACGAAGGTCATGCCGTCCTCCAGCACGGGGGTGCCGCCCGCCTCGGTGGCGGATGCGCCCTGGTACTGGTTGCGCCAGCCCTGCTTGAACCGGGTCCGTGCTTCGTCCGACCACGCCGTGGCCGAGACAGGCCGGGTGAGGTATCCCGAGGTGCGGGCACCGTTGCGGAGGATCTGCTCACGCATCTGCCCGGCCGCCCACGCCTCCGACAGGGCGCGGCGCAGCGTCTCGATGGGGGAGAGTCCCTGACGGGAGTCCTCAGGGTTGTAGCCGTGGAAGTAGACGAAGTTCGAGGCGTCGATCGCGGTCTCGCCGCGGCTGCCCTTCACGATGAACCGTGACGGGCGCAGCCAGTTCTCGTCCTTCTCGTCGAGCCGGATCATGGTCGGCGGGATGCGGATGAGGGCGTCGCGGCCCTGCTCGAGCGTCTTCAGCCACACCCCGAAGTCGTAGATGCCCCGGTCAGCGACCAGGGAGCGCATCTGCTCGTACGGGGTGGTGAAGCTGTTAGGGTGCCCGAGCAGCTGCGCGACCGGGTGGTCGCGGAGACGCTGCCGGTCGGTGTCGGACACTCGGCGGAACGTGTGCAGCGACAGCTGGGCGATGTTCCGGGCGAGGAAGTCGACGACCGTGCGCACCTCGGGCTGCTTCCGGTACACCTCGGCGTAGTCCTGGGTGAGGTCGTCGTTGATGCGCAGCGCGGTCGGAGCCTGGTAGGTGGGCTTCTCGACCGCGAGGACGCGGCCTTCGGAGACAGCGAATACCACGATGCCTCCTAGGGGGCCTGGATGAAGAGCACCTTGTCGCGCTCGATGACGGTGTCGCCGTCCAGAGAGACGGGTTCGGCTCCCGGCGCGAGGTACCACGCCTTCTTCAGCACGAGCAGCGGGCCGTCCTGCCGGTAGAAGATCCCGTCGAACGATGTGCCGTCGCCGAGGTTCACGATCACGCGGCGGCGGATCAGTGCGCGGGTGAATGCGGACACGTGCTCCTGACT